AATTTTAATCAGCGAGTCAGCTTGGGAAGAAATGACCTGCTTATTCGCACCTTCCTTAAATATTTCACAATCACTTAATGACTTTGGCTCGCTTTATATCTCTGGTACCCATCAAAAATACTGGAATACTTCGGATTCAGATACCTGGTATCAGGTGGGGTATACCAGCAGCTGGGTTGGCATCAGTTATTCACTCTCATTTTCGTGGAATGAATCTGTAGGGATCCCCGATAACGAACGTATTGTCGGACTTAATGTTTCAGTGCCTTTCAATGTTCTGACCAAACGTCGCTACACCCGGGAAAATGCGCTCGACCGCGCTTATGCCTCCTTTAACGCCAACCGTAACAGCAACGGGCAAAATAGCTGGCTGGCAGGTGTAGGTGGGACCTTACTGGAAGGCCACAACCTGAGTTATCACGTAAGCCAGGGTGATACCTCGAATAATGGGTATACGGGCAGCGCCACGGCAAACTGGCAGGCCGCTTACGCTACGCTGGGGGTCGGGTATAACTACGACCGCGATCAACATGACGTTAACTGGCAGCTGTCTGGCGGTGTGGTCGGGCATGAAAATGGCATAACGCTGAGCCAGCCTTTAGGGGATACCAATGTTTTGATTAAAGCGCCTGGCGCAGGCGGTGTACGCATTGAAAATCAAACTGGCATTTTAACCGACTGGCGCGGCTATGCGGTGATGCCGTATGCCACGGTTTATCGGTATAACCGTATCGCGCTTGATACCAATACGATGGGGAATTCCATCGATGTTGAAAAAAATATTAGCAGCGTTGTGCCGACGCAAGGCGCGTTGGTTCGTGCCAATTTTGATACCCGCATAGGCGTGCGGGCGCTCATTACCGTTACCCAGGGCGGAAAACCGGTGCCGTTTGGATCACTGGTACGGGAAAACAGTATCGGAATAACCAGTATGTGGGTGATGACGGGCAAGTTTATTTAAGTGGTGCGCCATTGTCTGGTGAATTACTGGTTCAGTGGGGAGACGGCGCGAACTCACGCTGCATTGCGCACTATGTATTGCCGAAGCAAAGCTTACAGCAAGCCGTCACTGTTATTTCGGCAGTTTGCACACATCCTGGCTCATAAAGGAAATTATCAATGAAGATAATCTGCAGATTATTATTGGCGATGGCATGTTTGTGTCTGGCAAACATATCCTGGGCTACTGTTTGTGCAAATAGTACTGGCGTAGCAGAAGATGAACACTATGATCTCTCAAATATCTTTAATAGCACCAATAACCAGCCAGGGCAGATTGTTGTTTTACCGGAAAAATCCGGCTGGGTAGGTGTCTCAGCAATTTGTCCACCCGGTACGCTGGTGAATTATACATACCGTAGTTATGTCACCAACTTTATTGTTCAGGAAACTATCGATAATTATAAATATATGCAATTAAATGATTATCTATTAGGTGCGATGAGTCTGGTTGATAGTGTGATGGATATTCAGTTCCCCCCGCAAAATTATATTCTGATGGGAACAGATCCTAACGTTTCGCAAAACCTTCCATTCGGGGTGATGGATTCTCGTTTAATATTTCGTTTAAAGGTTATTCGTCCCTTTATTAACATGGTGGAGATCCCCAGACAGGTGATGTTTACCGTGTATGTGACATCAACGCCTTACGATCCGTTGGTTACACCTGTTTATACCATTAGTTTTGGTGGCCGGGTTGAAGTACCGCAAAACTGCGAATTAAATGCCGGGCAGATTGTTGAATTTGATTTTGGTGATATCGGCGCATCGTTATTTAGTGCGGCAGGGCCGGGTAATCGACCTGCTGGTGTCATGCCGCAAACCAAGAGCATTGCGGTCAAATGTACGAATGTTGCTGCGCAGGCTTATTTAACAATGCGTCTGGAAGCCAGTGCCGTTTCTGGTCAGGCGATGGTGTCGGACAATCAGGATTTAGGTTTTATTGTCGCCGATCAGAACGATACGCCGATCACGCCTAACGATCTCAATAGCGTTATTCCTTTCCGTCTGGATGCAGCTGCGGCAGCCAATGTCACACTTCGCGCCTGGCCTATCAGTATTACCGGTCAAAAACCGACCGAAGGGCCGTTTAGCGCGCTGGGGTATTTACGCGTCGATTATCAATGAGGTACGGAGAATGAGAAGAGCACTCTTTAGCTGTTTCTGCGGGTTACTGTGGATTTCCAGTGGATGGGCAGCTGACCCTTTGGGAACGATTAATATCAATTTGCACGGTAACGTTGTTGATTTCTCCTGTACCGTAAACACTGCGGATATTGATAAGACGGTAGATTTAGGCAGATGGCCTACGACACAATTACTGAACGCTGGCGATACCACGGCACTCGTCCCTTTTAGCCTGCGGCTGGAGGGATGTCCTCCGGGTTCAGTTGCGATTTTATTTACGGGAACGCCGGCATCCGATACCAACCTGCTGGCTCTGGATGATCCCGCAATGGCACAAACCGTCGCCATCGAATTACGTAATAGCGATCGCTCCCGGCTCGCACTGGGGGAGGCGAGCCCGACTGAGGAAGTAGATGCAAATGGCAATGTCACACTAAACTTTTTTGCCAATTATCGAGCGTTAGCCAGCGGTGTTCGGCCAGGTGTGGCGAAAGCGGATGCGATATTTATGATCAATTATAATTAATATTATATTAATTCGTATAATTTGGCGTAGTCGATAAGCTCTACAATTGAATGCAAACCTAGCTTGCCATAAATATTAGATTTATGCGCACTAACTGTTTTATTGCTAAGTAATAACTTATCGGCAATTTCTTTATTAGATAATCCGCTAACCAGATAACGTAATATGGTCACTTCACGATTAGATAGCACAGTGACCGTTGAACTATTCGTACTACATTTATTGCTTTTTATATAGTTAAGCGTTTCGCTAGGAAAAAACGTGTATCCGGAGAGGATCATCTGAACGGCATGAAAAATATCATTCTGATCATTGCATTTACTGACAAAACCGTTAGCACCAGCTTGTATCGCTCTGCCAGCATAAAAGCATTCTGATTTCGATGATAAAAATAACACTTTCACTGTGCTCTGGATTTGTTTGATCCTTTTCAGGAAGGTAAAACCGTCTGTTCCGGGCAAGTCTATATCCATAATGATTAAATCAACAGGACGGGTTCGGAGATAATCGATGGTTATGCGGTAATCATCCGTTTTCAGGACAATCTGCAATTCACTGTTTTTTTGCAACAGAACTTCAATAGACATTCTGATGATAGGATGAGTATCCATAATGATCACCGACGTTGGTTTCATAGTTACCAGTCTCATAGGAGCGGACAATTTTCCGTTAGGGCGGTAAATTGTACTTTGATACATGAAAATACGGGTTTTCTTGATTCAGACGCGCAGCGGTGTGTGTTTGTTTGCCGCTATAGCGAAATAAATCAGAAAATCAGACGCGGTCGTTCACTTGTTCAGCAACCAGATCAAAAGCCATTGACTCAGCAAGGGTTGACCGTATAATTCACGCGATTACACCGCATTGCGGTATCAACGCGCCCTTAGCTCAGTTGGATAGAGCAACGACCTTCTAAGTCGTGGGCCGCAGGTTCGAATCCTGCAGGGCGCGCCATTACAATTCAATCAGTTACGCCTTCTTTATATCCTCCATAATTCCAGAGTGGGACATATTTGGGACATTATCACCAAAAATGTCGTCTATTTTCCTCGCATGCTCTGTCAAATGATTAGGCGCAAGGTGAGCATACCTACGAACCATTTCTATGGACTCCCATCCGCCCATTTCCTGAAGCACTGATAATGGGACGCCTGACTGAATCAGCCAGCTTGCCCAGGTGTGTCTGAGGTCATGGAAACGGAAATCTTCAATTCCTGCACGACGACAAGCTGATAGCCATGATGTCTTGCTGTCGATGCGCATCTTCCTGACCGCAGGCGTTGATGTTCCATCTGCTCGCTTAGCCGCCTTGGTATGTACAAACACCCATTTGTGATGCTTGCCTATTTGATCACGCAACACTTTACAGGCGGTATCGTTCAGCGCCACACCAATGGCGCGGTTTGATTTGCTCTCTTCTGGATTCACCCAGGCAACTCGTCGCTGCATGTCGATTTGTTGCCATTCCAGATTTATGATGTTCGACTTTCTCAGACCAGTTGCCAGCGCAAACTTGACGACAGATTTCAGTGGTTCGGGGCACTCATCAATAAGGCGTTTTGCTTCCTCCTTTTCCAGCCATCTGACTCGCTTGTTTCTGACCGCTGGTATCTTGATGACAGGCGCTTTTTCCAGCCACTTCCAGTCGCGTTCTGCAGCACGGAGAATGGCCTTTATCATGGCAAGATGCTTTGCCTTTGTCTGAGTTGATACTGGCTTTGGTTCATAAACAGGCGGTTCTTTACCTTTCCTGATGGCGGCCTGAACTTTCTGTTTCCATATTTCTTTCGTCTTTCTGTTATGCATTCTGCTTACAGCAGAGTAAATCTTTGCCTCCGAGATATCTTTAAGCCTTATACCCTCAAAATGTTCAAGCCAGAACTCAATCCGGCTTTTATCTGAATCGAGAGATTTTTTATCAGCTTTTTCCTCAAGCCATCTTAGGCAGGCCTCTTCAAAAGTGACATCAGGTAAATCCCCTAGCTTTTCTACTCGCCAGAGTTCTGCTTTTCGCTTGTCGTGCAACTCCTGAGCTTGCCGCTTGTCCTTTGTGCCAAGAGATTCCTTAATTCGTTTCCCGCCCGGGAGCGAATACGAGGCATACCATATTTCATTTCTGCGGAAGAGTGACATTTTCTTTCCTCTGTTATGCCATCACCCGCGCTCACCTGGACAGTATGCAGCGGAGACTGAAGCGCCGCAATGCAGGCTTGCCGTGTTGTGAGGTAAGGAGATTTTGGCTTGGTTGGATCTTTACGTGTTGCCTGTAGGCGGCCTGTTCGTATCCAGTTGGTGGCGGTTGGTCTGGATATCTTAAGAAACTGACAGGCCTCATCGAGTGTGAGGCTGTATGATTCCATGGTTACCTCTGCTTTTTGAACGCATGTCACGTAACTTCTTAATGTGTTCTGCCGTTTCGATCTCTTCTGCTATCCGATCTGCATCAGCTTTATTCACAGGTTCAAAGTCATGATTAAAGCGGAACATGCTGGCGATACATGTTCTGCCTTTTCGGATGTAGTGAACTTTGTTGTGGGTAGAACGCAGGATTTTGCAGGGAGTGCCGTGGTGGTCGACGTACCAGGTGTTAGGAAAAATGATTCTGAACATTTTTACACCTCAGTTGGACGATGTTGAAATTTGCTGCTTTGAGGCCATCACAGTCCCCATTGTTTGTTCTTAAGTTCGATCTCCTCCTGGCAACTTGCACAAGTCCGACAACCCTGAACAGCCAGGCGTCTTCGCTCATCTATCGGATCGCCACACTCACAACAATGAGTTGCGGATACAGTCTGGTAGTTCAGACGACGCATTTTTATTGCTGTATTGCGCTGTAATTCTTCGATTTCTGATGCCGAATCAATGATGTCTGCCATCTTCCATTAATCCCTGAATTGTTGGTTAATACGCTTGAGGATGAATGCGAACAATAAAAAAGGAGCCTGTAGCTCCCTGATGATTTTGCTTTTCATGTTCACCGTTCCTTAAAGACGCCGTTTAACATGCCGATCGCCAGGCTTAAATGAGTCGGTGTGAATCCCATCAGCGTTACCGTTTCGCGGTGCTTCTTCAGTACGCTACGGCAAATGTCATCGACGTTTTTATCCGGAAACTGCTGTCTGGCTTTTTTGATTTCAGAATTAGCCTGACGGGCAATGCTGCGAAGGGCGTTTTCCTGCTGAGGTGTCATTGAACAAGTCCCATGTCGGCAAGCATAAGCACACAGAATATGAAGCCCGCTGCCAGAAAAATGCATTCCGTGGTTGTCATACCTGGTCTCTCTCATCTGCTTCTGCTTTCGCCACCATCATTTCCAGCTTTTGTGAAAGGGATGCGGCTAACGTATGAAATTCTTCGTCTGTTTCTACTGGTATTGGCACAAACCTGACTCCAATTTGAGCGAGGCTATGTGCCATCTCGATAACGCAGATCGGATGATTACGGTCCTTGCGGTAAATCCGGCATGTACAGGATTCATTGTCCTGCTCAAAGTCCATGCCATCAAACTGCTGGTTTTCATTGATGATGCGGGACCAGCCATCAACGCCCACCACCGGAACGATGCCGTTCTGCTTATCAGGGAAGGCGTAAATTTCTTTCGTCCACGGATTAAGGCCGTACTGGTTGGCGACGATCAACAATGCGATGAACTGCGCATCGCTGGCATCACCTTTAAATGCCGTCTGGCGAAGAGTGGTGATCAGTTCCTGTGGGTCGACAGAATCCATGCCGACACGTTCAGCCAGCTTCCCTGCCAGCGTTGCGAGTGCTGTACTCATCCGTTTTATACCTCTGAATCAATATCAACCTGGTGGTGAGCAATGGTTTCAACCATGTACCGGATGTGTTCTGCCATGCGCTCCTGAAACTCAACATCGTCATCAAACGCACGGGTAATGGCTTTTTTGCTGGCCCCGTGGCGTTGCAAATGATCGATGCATAGCGATTCAAACAGGTGCTGGGGCAGGCCTTTTTCCATGTCGTCTGCCAGTTCTGCCTCTTTCTCTTCACGGGCGATCTGCTGGTAGTGACGCGCCCAGCTCTGAGCCTCAAGACGATCCTGAATGTAATAAGCGTTCATGGCTGAACTCCTGAAAATGGCTGTGAAAAAATCGCCCGCGGAATGCCAGGCTGATTCGGAAAACAGGAAAGGGGATTAGTGATTCAGACCGTTGCCGCGTCCGTCGAGAAAAACTTCCACGAGCAAGTCACGGGTATAAGTGCGCTCAATGCCGCGATGCAGATAAAGTCGTCCGCGTAAATTAGCTGATGCAGTCCAGGTACCATCTTTGCGTTTGACCAGCATCTGGCTGGTCCATTGATGGCGATGGTTACCACCATGTTGGGGGCAATATGACAGGCTCAGAAATGGCGAAAGCCGGTCTGCGGGAACAGAGCCGACTTTCAGGTGCAAATCGTAACGCACTCATTGCGGGAGGAATTATGGCAAACACTGCTGAGATATTCAATTTTCCAGTGCCGGATGTGGCACAAAAGGAGCCGCGCGTGGCAGATCTCGATGATGGTTATACGCGCATTGCAAATGAGTTGCTGGAAGCTGTGATGCTGGCCGGATTAACACAGCACCAGCTTCTGGTCTTTCTGGCTGTCATGCGCAAAACATATGGCTTTAATAAAAAACTGGATTGGGTTAGGGAAGGTGCGAATAAGCAGGTCATTTCTTCCCAAGCTGACTCGCTGATTAAAA